GGGAACAATGAAATGGGATTATAAGGTAGAGTTCAGTGATATGGTTAGTAGTAAGAAATGGAAAGAGAAACCTAAGACCAGACATATACTGTTAAAGGAAGATATAGACGCATACAACACTTGTACCGAGTTAGGCTTGACCTTACCATTAGAAGATAGAAAACTACTCTATATGCGACCACATTGCAGTTATAGAAAGTTAGCCAAGATGTATAATGTTAGCCATGAAAATATTAGGAATAAATATCTTGGTATAATTGTTAATTTAGTCAACAAAATTAACCTGCATGGTGATGGTAATATAAAAAAATACCTCAATAATTAGCACCCTTAGATTCTGTATAGCTGAATCAAATCAGAAACTCAATATCATTTTTGATTTCACTGCCAACCCACCAATAAGACGATTAAGTCATTGAAAAATATATATAAAATAACTTGATATTTTTTTTTAAATTATTAAATTAGTAGCCATTCAAGGCAATTTTGCCAAAATAGACTAATTAAAAGGAGTCAAAAAAAATGAATAAATATGAAATAAATAAAAAAGACCATGCAACAGACAGAGAAAAATATATAGATTTGTCTAAGTATGGAATAAATGAAGTTTACAATCTGCACTTTTTACAAGATATAAAAAGATTAGAAGAAAATGCAGAAATTGTAATTAAATGTAAAAAAACAAGACAAAACACCTTTAATCATGTTTGGTTTTATAGATTTAAAACTATGGAAAGAGCCATAGAACAAATTAAACAAACCATTGAAAGTAGAAAAGCAGAACTTGAGTCAATAGCTGAAAGAAAACAAACAGCAAACTTACCACATAAATTAAAAGTTGGTCAGACTCTTGTTTGTTCATGGGGTTATGACCAAACAAACATTGATTTTTATCAAATAACTAAATTAATTGGTAATCATTTTGTTGAAGTTCAATCTATTAATTGTGATTCTGTTGATTATTGTGAATACACCGACAAAAAAACAATAGCACAAATAAAACCAGTTGTTTTAAATGGTTCTCAAATTACAAGACACAGAGTCAGAACTTCTGAATTTGGTGGCAAGATTGAAAACTCAATAAAAATTAATTCTTTTTCTTGGGCTTATCCAGTTGAGAAAAGGTCATATTCTCAAACTGGTTTTGGATATGGGCATTAAATGTTTTTAATAATTAGAACTATATTAATAGCACTAGCAATTTTAATTTTGTTAGTGCTACTTTTCAAAAAATAAAAGGAGTCAAAAATGATTTTAATGAATAAAGAAGAAATAAAAGAAAGACAGCAAGAAGCAACTAACAGATTTAGAAATATAAAAATATTAGCCAAAGATTTCTACCTTCATTGGTATAATAATTATTATACTACTGAATTAATTGCAGAGCATTATGAAATTACCAATCAACTAGCTATTGAATTAATTGATATGGGTCGTGAAATTAATAATGGAACATATTTTTATGATGATTATGCAGAAGAAAGGAGTCAAAAATGAGTAATGAACATTTAAAAGGGTTTTTAATTGATGATTTAAAAAAATTAGAAATTCAATTTAACCATATTAAAGAAAATTTTATAAGTTGTGATGTATGTGATAAAACAGAAATTGAACATTTTGAAAATTTTTTTTCTTATTGGCATACACACGTTAAAAAATTATAAAAACATATAAAAACAAATAAAAGGGAGTCTATATCTAGTATATAGACTCTTTTTTTATAGCCTATATTGACAAATTAGGCATTTTAAGACTATATTTAGATATAATTTGCTTTACTTTCTGTTTAAGCAGTAAAATCAATCAATTAAAACGAATCATGGCTAAATATAGCAAGAAAATAGTAGATACTATTATAACATCTATAATGAGTGGAAAGACTATAAAAACAGCATTAAAAGAACTAGATATATCTTTTCAAACTTGGTCTAATTGGATAGGTAAAGACTCCGAGTTATTGAACAGATACCACCAATCAAAAATATCAGCCTTAGATTATGAATTAAGCACAATTAAAGAAGAATTAAATCAATTATGTAAAGATAGTATTGACCCAAAGGGAGTCAGCATGGCAAGAGTCAACGCAATGAAGTTAAAACAAGGTCAAGTTCAATATGAATTATCCAAATTAATGCCAAAAACTTATGGCACAACGCAACAAATAAGCCTAAATAATGCAGATAATGAACCCCTTGTAATTAGTTGGAAGTCATAGAGAACTTAAACGAATCAATACTTTAATAACTATCTGACCCATTGCAGAACCTTAGAAAGTTGACCAAGACTCACGAGAATTTTTATTAATTTTTATTTAATTTACTGGCTGAAGTTGAATTAAATAGCTAAGTTATTGATTTAATTAGTATAAAACAATCAGATTAATATAAAAACCTAGCCTTTTAATCAAAAAAGGGGGGTTTTCTGCGAAAAAGACACCCCTATTTTTTTTTGGCTCTGCCGAATGTGCAGATGGGTAGTTCAAACGTACAGTTAAAGGCTTTTACATGAAAGATTATATATTCAATGTCTTTATTGATGAGGAATCCGACCTAGTAATTATGACAGTTGGGGGGTTTGTTTCAGAGGACAACAGAGAGGATTTTGCAGACAATCTTTACGATATTCTACAAAATAAAAAACTAAGTTTCCACGACCTTAACTTAGATACTAAAAAAATTTATAGGTCGTTACACAAAAACACAACAATACATTGAGAGGTAACTATGTTTGATGATTTTAAATGGTGGATTCAAGACAAATGGATAGATACACCAACAAAATATAAAATAGTGGGTGCTATAATACTTGTAGCCATTATAGGCAGTTTTTTATAATGCACATTTATTTAACTAAAGAAGAAGAAAAAGCCCATCAGGCACTTTTAAAAAAAATGAACCAAGACCAGAAAAATCAAATTAGAAATCAAACTGGTGCATCTTTTAGTAAAAAAGAACTTGAGGCTATTTTAAAAAACACACCAAAATAAATTATGCCAACAGTTGTCTTGGATTATAAACCAAGAAAATATCAAGCTGAACTACATGAACTTATTGAAAACCACCGATTTGTGGTTGCAGTATGTCATAGACGATTTGGTAAAAGTCTAGCATTAAGTATGCACCTTATTCGTGAGGCATTAAAAACCAGAAAACCAAATTGGCGAGGATATATAATAACACCAACCATTGGTATGGGTAAGGCAATACATTTTGACTATTGGCAACAACTAACTAAAGATATACCTAACGTCAAATTTAACCAAACTGAACTAAGATGTGATTTTCCAAATGGAAGTCGTATGCAGATAGTTGGTAGCCTTGACCAAGATAAAATTCGTGGTCGTTATATTGACTATTGCGTACTTGATGAAGTGCAGATGATGGAAGAAGAACTTTTTAATCAGATTATTCGACCTGCATTAGTTGATAGAAATGATATGAATGGTGAAAAGACCAGATGTGTTTTTGTAGGTACACCAAAATTACAGAATTATTTATATAAAATATTTAATTATGCCGAGTCAGAACAAGCAGGTGATGACTGGGCTAATATGTTAATGCCAGTTTCATTAACTAAAGTTGTTCCAGTAGCAGAATTAGAGAGTGCTAAACAACAAATGGGTCAAGATGCGTATGACCAAGAGTTTGAATGTAGTTTTGAGGCTAATATCACTGGCTCATATTATGGTGGTTATGTTCAAAAGGCTTATGATGAGGGTCGTATCGGTAAGGTTGAAGAAGATGTTGACCTAGAGGTTGAGGTTTATGTAGATTTAGGCATAAATGATGCTACCTCGTTATGGTTTGTGCAAAGACATAAGCATGAATACAGATTTTTAGAATATGTTGAGTATCAAGGTGAGGGTTTGCAATATTTGGCAGACCTTTTAGAAAAAAAATCTTATATGTATTCACGAATTATCGTACCACATGATGTACGAGTAAGAGATTTAGGTCTTGGAGTATCAAGATTACAAATTTTACAAGAATTAGGTGTTACCAATTTAGAAATAGCACCAAAACTACCAGTTGCAGATGGCATTGCCACAGTCAGACACAATTTTGATAATTTTTGGTTTGATGAGGGTAGATGTGCAGAGGGTATTAATCATTTAAAGTCGTATACCAAAGTTTATGACTCCAGACACCGAGTTTTTAGAGATAGACCTGCCCATAATCAGCACAGTCATTGTGCCGATAGTTTAAGATATGGCATGGCTTTAATGGGAACTGCTAGTAGAGGTGATTGGAACAAACCACTTAAAATAGAAAGCATAGGATTAGTATAATGGGTAACTACAATAAAAACAAAAATAAGAAAAAAGAAGAAGATAAAAAATCTAAAAAGGGCAAAAACAAAAAGTAATGGCTAAAAAGAAAAAAATGATGACTGCTGATGCAGTAAAATCTTTAGTTGGAAAACATATTGCCAATGCTCAAGGTTTTTATTCTGGCAACCTATCTAAGACTAGGGAAACTGCATTAGACTATTATCTTGGCAACCCAATGGGTAATGAAGTTGATGGTAGGTCTAAAGTTATATCTAGTGATGTATCTGATGCCATTGAACCACTAATGGCAAACCTAATGCGTATTTTTACGCAGTCTAATAAGTTATTCCATTGTGAGCCAGTGGGTATTGAAGATGTTGAGATAGCAGAACAATCAACTGATTATATAAACCACATATTTTTTAAGAAAAATAATGGGTGGGTTTTACTGCATAACTTCTTAAAAGATGCCCTGCTAGAAAAAAATGGCTTTTTAAAGGTGTACCATGAGTACACTGATAAAGTTACTAGAGAAAGTTACGAAAACCTATCTGATGATGAGTATATGATGCTTATTGATGATGATGGCGTTGAAGTTATAGAACATACACAATATGTAGACGAGAACCCAACTGGCGATTACGAGCAAGAGCCAGTTGCACCTATGGGTATGCAAGAGGGTCAACATCAAATGCCTGATGGCACAATGATGCTAGATTCAGAAATGCCACAACAACCAGATGCAATGATGGGTGAAGAAAAACCATTAATGGATATAGAACCAGTTGCTATGTTACATGATGTGGTTATTCATAGAATAGATAAAAAAGGCAAGACTTGTATTGAGGGTATACCACCAGAGGAAATATTGATTGAAAGCAATGCAAAAAGCATTGATGACGCAAACTTTATAGCACAAAAGAAAATGATGACTCGTGGTGAACTGTTAGAACTTGGATTTGATAACGATATTGTTGCAACCCTGCCAACAGAACGAGTTGAGGACATGAACACTGAATTTCAAACTCGTCATAGCGATATACACAATAGCATACAACGAGATATAACTGATGAATCAACTCAAGAGGTTGAGGTCTTTGAATGTTATGTTAAGTGTGATTATTCTGGCAATGGCAAATCTGAACTAAGAAAATTTGTAGTTGCAGGTAACAATGGTTCAACTCTATTGTCAGATGAGGCTTATGATAGTTTTCCATTTATAACTGCTACACCAATCATCATGCCACATAGATTGTATGGTCGTTCAATAGCTGAACTAGTACAAGACGTTCAATCAGTAAAAACTTATGTAATGAGAGCCTTAAATGACAATATTTATGGCATACAGAACAATAGATTGGCAATAGATGACAGCAGAGTAAACGTATCTGACATATTAGCTAATAGACCCAACATGATTGTAAGAACAAAAGGCAATCCAATGGAGTCGATACAGACTATGCCAGTGCAATCAATCGGTGATACTGCCTACCCTTTGCTTAAATACTATGATGAATTAAAAGAATCTAGAACTGGTGTAAGTAAATTATCACAAGGTTTAAGTGCAGATGCTTTAAACAGTCAAACATCAACTGGTTTAAATCAAACCATGACTCAAGCACAAGGTAGAATTGAATTTATTGCACGAACCTTTGCACACACTGGTATTAATGACTTAGGCAAAAAGATACTTGAGTGTGTTGTTAAATATCAAAACAAAGAAGATATTGTTCGTATTAGAAATAAATTTGTACCTTACAAACCTTATGAGTGGAAAGATAGGTGCGATATAACTATTACATCTGCATTAGGCACTGGTAATCAAGACCAACAAATGATTTTCTTAAACAATATACTAGAACGTCAAGTACAAGCACTGACAACACAAGGCAACCCATCAGCACCACTGGTTAATCTTAAAAAGATTTACAATACATTAGAAATGATGGTTGAAAGTGCAGGTCTTAAAAATGTTGATTTATTCTTCCTTGACCCAGAAGTAACACCTATGCCAGAGGAAGAACCTGCTGAACCATCTGAATTTGAGAAAGTATCAATGGCACAAATTGAGGGTGAGAATAAACGTAAACTTGCTGAACTAGAACTTAAACAAAAAGAGGTTGAGTTAAGAGCAGAGAAACAACTATTAGACTTTGAAACTAAGATACAAGAGTTAGAGTTAAATTATGGTAGGCAGATAGACCAAGAAGAAATTAAAAGACAAACTAAACTATCAGTTGAGGCAATGAAACAGATGGGTGGCTTTGCAAATAAGAATATGCCTATGCCACAACCAAACATACCACCTAATGACCCAATGAACGTGCCTATGCCACCTCAAGGCATACAACCACCACCAGTACAACCACCAATGGAAATAGGTAATGCTGATTTTGAAAGTCCAATACCACCAATGCCACCAATACCAAAGGTATAAAATTATTTTATGAGTAATGACGAAATAAGTAGAGGTCATAAAGCACAACAGTTGCTTAATGAACCTTTAATAAAAGAGGCTTTTGATAAACTAGAGGCTCTTTACAAGCAAGAAATATTTTTAACTAAAGTTGATGAAGATGCAGAACGCACTAACATTTACTTATGTTATAATACTTTGACAACTGTAAAAGCACATCTGCTAGAAATAATGCAGACTGGCGAGTTAGCAGAACAAAGTAAACAAGCACCCAAAGTATTCTAAGGTCAACCCTTTTAGGGAACTGATGAATCTATTTAACAATTATGTTGAATAGTTAAGAAAGGAATCATCATGGCAAATGATGGCTCATTAGAAAGCACTGCAAACGAGATTGTAGGTTTATTAAACTCAAGTGGAGTCGCAAATGACCAACTTGATAAGATAGGTGAAACATCTCAAGTGCAAGACTCTGAACAACAGGTCGCAGAGGCAGAACCAGAACTAATTAACACCGAACAACCGAATGACTCGGATTTGGCAGTAATTGATGAAAGTATTGTTGATGGCGAACAGTTATCTGATGTTGAACAGACAGAACCTACCCAAGAAACATCTGAACAAGAACCAGAACCAACTTATTATCAAGTCAAGGTTCAAGGTCAAGATTATGATGTCAGTCTTGAAGAATTAAAGGCAGGTTATAGTAGAGATAACGATTATAGAATTAAGACTGAAACATTAGCTATTGAGAGAAATCAGTTCAAAGAAGAACAGTCCAAACAGCAAGAAGTCTTATCAGAAAAACTGGCACAACTAGACCAGATGCAAAACTTTGCAAAACAACAACTGCAAATTGATGCTCAAGGTTTAGACGAGTTAATGCAATCTGACCCAGTTGAGGGTATGCGAAAGCGACACGAACTGGAAACTAGGGCAAGACAAATACATCAACAAAATGCTTATATTGAGCAACAGAAAACTGATGAAAATAAAAAATTCATGCAGGAAGAACAAAAAAAGATGTATCTGACTATTCCAGAGTTAAAGAACCCAGAGACTCGTGATGTTTTTAACAAAAACTTAGTTAGTTACTTAGAGGAACTAAATTTTTCAAGTGATGAAATAAGTCAAGTTAATGACCATAGATATGTCAAGTTGATTGCTGATGGCATGAAATATAGAGCCTTACAGAAACGTAAACCACAACTTAAACAAAAAGTTGCAGGTGCAAC